AGTCTATAAACTCCACATTCTTTAATCCTATAGCTTCAACGTCGTTGAAATATACTTTTTTAATCTTGTCAACTTCAGTAAATCTCACGTCATTAGGTGCTATTGAAATGTAAGGTGTTGAAAATTCTACAAAACACCCTTCTAGTATTTTTACTAGTTTTACTTTTTCGCTACTCCACACTAAATTATTACCTAGATATCTACGTGAAATTTCTCTGTTACCAATCATTAATTTTACTCTTTTCACAACATCACCTACTTAACTATATCGTATATTGTGTTTTCGTCTTTAACAGAGATAGCGTCGTACTGTTCTTGTGTACCTACCCAATATTTCAACGGTTGATTATTCTGAGTATTCAGCAATGTATCGCTTTTTAAATCTTCTACACTCGGTTGCCACTTACTAACGGCTTTGTCTCCAAAACCTATATATGGTTCTGATATTTTAAAATGACCGTTTTTTACTGCGTAGACGTAAAACCAATACGTTTCATTTGCGAAGTCAACATTTTCTTCTATATTAATAATCTCTTCGTGAATTACCCATTTGTTTTTTTCTAAATTAGTAAACTCAATACTTTTCACAGTTTTATTTCCTGTGTGTTTTTTTATTGCAAAATAAACACCGTGATCCACTTCAACGTCATTGTAAACATATATAGGTAATCTTAATACTAGCTTGTCACCTTGTTTCAACTTACTAACGTTAGTGTCAATTTGCACACCTGCCCAAGTGTAAGTATCAGCACCACTTTTTTTAATACTTAATGAATTGTGACCGTTATAATCGTCTTGTATAATTTCGGTCTCTGGGTTTCCAGTACGTCTTAAGTTGTTTATTTTAAAAGTGGAATCGACAATTAAATTGTAATTACCTAGTACTGCGTCTTTTCCGTTTGTTCCTGGTACCCCTTGAATACCTTGAATACCCTGTATCCCTTGAATACCTTGCTCTCCTATATCTCCCTTTTCTCCTCTTGCTCCTGCTATATATGGTAGATTTTTATATAAGTCAGTTCCGTTTCCTACTTTCGCTTTTCCCGTGTCTGACTCAATACCAATCTCTCCATTTAACAAGATTATTTCGCTGTTGTTCCATTCTGCGAGATTCATTCGCTTGTGTTGGACTCTTAACGGCACTATTTCTGTCATTAGTTACCTCCTCCGTCAAATATATACATTGTTTCCTCGCTCCACTTACCGATTATATCGATATTAGTATCTAGCACGTCACCAATCTCTTTAAACTCCATAGGTACGATATATGTCGAAGCACTTCTAACACTCATTTCTTTATCTTGCTTTTTAAACAGAGGACTTTCAACATTGAATAAATAATGTGCGTCGTAAACGTGTAATAACGATTTTGTCGTTTCACCTGCGTCATATTCAGTAGACATTGTGTCGTAAAACCCTGTAGGATCTATTAAACTTACCTTCACATAATGATTAACTGGTCTACTAAGTTTAACTATGATGTCGTAGAAATCATCAACGTTACACACTGCTTCCCAACTTATCGTATATTTCTGACCTACTTCGAATCCGTCTCCGTTGTGAGTTAGTTCTACAAAGTGTGTTCCAGCTTTTAAGTCTCTTGTCGTGTCGCCCTCTAATCTATTCTTACCGTATGTTATGCTGTCATCTGTTCCGACCATTTTAACGGTAGCCTCAGCAATACGATTAGTTTCAGCTATCTTGTCTTTCAACTTATTTAAAAGTTCTTTGTCTACACCTTCTATTTCCGAAATTGCCTTTTGTACTTTATCGTTAATTTCAGATTTGAATACTTCAGACTCAGCTCGTGTTGTCTCTATCCCGTCTTCGATTTTCTTTTTCAACTCGTCTTCTTTGTCAGAGAATATTTTTTCAAAGTTCTCAGACTGCTCTTTAACTTTTTTCTCAAACTCTAACGACACCCAGTCAGTATAAGCATTTGCCTTACTCTCGGCATTGTGAGAGCTTTGAGAAACTTCACGACCTAGATTACTTTCTTTTTCTCCTAGAATAAATTCAATCCAACGTTTAGCGATAGGATCATAGTGTGTCTCAACAATTCGTATTCTTTCGTCTATATCATACTTAGTGTATTTAAGAATAACTGTGTCGCCTCGATTAATATTCTCAGATAGTTGTTCATAAGTTACCTTAATAGAATTTTTCGGTTTATCAATATTATCTTTTGTAAAGTGTTCAATCGCCCATTCTTCAAGCTCTTCAGCAGTCCTTAAGTCATTATTACTTACAGACATTTCGTTAATGAACGGATAGTCGTTAATCAATGGACTTTCCACAATTAGATTGATTGTTACTTCTTCGTCTAACGCTGCTGTTTCTTCTTTCTGTTTAGCTTTTAACGCCTCGATTTCAGCTTTTCTCTTATCAGCAGCTTGTTGACTTGCTACTTTACGTTGGTTAGCTTTCAGTTCACGCTCTTGATATTTCGCTCTAACCTCAGCTTCTATTTGTGCATAAGTCTTGAATGTCTGACCGCTACGTTTAACAGTCCTGTTGTTTTTTAGAACTTCTCTAGCGTAACGACTATTAATCTCATCTTGCATTTGTTGAGCCTTGAGTTTGTCGTTGCTCTCTTTAGAATACTTCTTCTGTGAATCTCTCAAGGCTTGCATTTCTAACCTATGTTTCTCTTTTAGCTTTTCTTTATCTTCTTTGTCACCTACTCTAAATGTAGATGTTACGTACAATCTAGTCACGATATCATCAGCATTAGAAGATGTGACAAAAGATGTGATATTCTTAGCTGTTGTTAACACTTCTTCTGTGTCACGACCTAATTTTTTCAGTATGCTAATTCTGTTGTTGTGCATATCTATATCACCGTTGAATGTGTCAGCTATTTTTCCGAATAGGTCAAATGATGATTTTAAAGAAGTGTCTTTCTCGTCTTTATATGTAATAAATGAGTTTGGCTCTTTGATATCTGAAAACCAACTAAAGTCTTTTTCTGTTGACACAAAATTTGCAACCCATTCGTCTAACACAGTTTGACAAGTTGAGTTAATCTTTGAAAAGTTTTTAACAAGGCGTTTGCTATAATCGAATGTCTTTTGATAAGCAGTAACTGTTATTGATTGTTCATGCTCGTTAATGTCAATGTCTTTAATTCTAAAAAGGTTTTTCCTATCNAAGCGTTATTTAATACTATTCCATTATATTTAAAATCTATTTCGTTTTCGTCGTATAACCATAACATTAAATGAACGCCCCCCACCTACAATCAATTTCTACTTTTGTAATTCCAGAACCTAATACGACACCACTTCGTCCTGTTGGTATTTCGAAGAAGTCTCCTAACATTATGCTATTTAAAAGACCTCCGTTCTTGTCATATACATTCTGTTCACCTTGTTTACATTCAATAGTGATTTTCTCAACAATAGCTTTTATTCTTATTACTTGCTTACCTATAGTCAATGTACTTTCCTCTGTAAAGTTCCCATATACTGTAAGTTTAGGATACATAGGTAAACCCGAATTATTGTCAAGTGTTCCGTCGCTTGTAAATGTCTTAACATCTTTTACAACGTTATATGAGAACGGGTTACACGTAAATACAACATCTATTTCATATTCGTCTACCTCTCCAAGCCTTGACCTTACGGCTGAGGTTGTGAGTACCTCGTAATATCTATCGGGGTTGTCAGAAGCGATTAACTTACCGCTACCGTCTAACCACACTAACACATCATTTATTTCTGATAAGCTAACGCCATGAATTAACAGTTTATATGATTTTTCAACTGTGTCGTACGCTGTAGACGTTCTTACAATTCCACCTGTCATATAGTCAGATGTAAATATTTTGTCTTTTCTCTTTCCCTTGTTAATTCCGTCATTTTCTATCACATATATATCAAACGGAAAGTCGGCGGTAGACTTTCCATTAAAAGTTAATTTGTTATAATGTAACGGCATTGCGTCCACCTCCGAAACTCATTGATTTTACTTCTTTCATTTTCCTTACTAGTTTTTGTTCAATAGTGTCTACTAACACATTTATGTCATCTTTGTTATTGATATTATTTCCAGTAACATTAATTGTCACATTTATCTCATTGCTACCACCATTCCTAGCTCCGTGTTCAGCTAACGCACCACTTATCCCTTTTATTTTTTCACTAGTAGATAACGGCGTGATGTTGACTCCGTGCTTAGTCACTCTAAATAACTCAGGTCCTGCCTCTCCGACAATCCCTGTGAAACTTGGTTGTAAGTTCTCAGTCTGTCCAATGTTACCACCTCTTGCAAACATAGGTATATGTCCACCTGTTGCAAAGAATGGCAGTCCTATTCCTGGAATACCCGAAGCAACACTTACAGTTCTAATTACACTCACGACCTCACGTGGTATGCTGTTTAACAATCCAATTACACCCCATATCACACCACTAGCAGCGTCGACCGCTGACAGGTATTTAGGGGGTGTTGGCGTTCCGTTAAATGCGTTTAAACTGCTCGTCGCTTGGTTAGTGAACGGCGTTGCGTTACCTTGTGCCATGATTGATTTTGTCGGTGTTCCTGTTGCGTTAAACGTGTTTAAACTATTCGTCGCTTGATCCGTGAATGGTGTTGCATTCCCTTGTGCCATGATTGATTTTACCGGTGTTTCTGTAGCGTTGAATCCGTCTAAGCTAAATTTAGCTTGGTCAATTACTGCACTAGCGTTGTCAGTTGCATTAATGTTTTTGTCCGGAACATTTAGTGACGCAAAGTCTAGCAGTTTGTTAAATGCTTGTGTGATATTAGGTGTTGCGTCATCTTGCACCATTATTGATTTAGGTGCTATATCTGTATCTTCAAAATGACCTATTTTACCATTAATATTATCCAGTGGCTGACTCGCTTGGTCTATAATTTCAACGTTTTTAGGGTGTATCCCCATACTATTTAAGAAATTCAAGTCGTCAATAGTCATCTTAATTGTGCGACCTTGACTCTCAGAAATCATAATAGCTTTTTTAATGTCTGGTAATGCTAAAGCTCGTTCATAATCATTTTTGAAGTTGAAAGCAATGTCGCCCCCTTCGTATTCAATTCCGATTGTTTTGAATCCACCTTCTTTAGCAGCCCATTCATCAAGAGCTTTATTCATTTCTTGAACTTTCTTCTCAGCACTTCCAAGACCTTTAATATAAGTCTCTTTTGCTTGGTCAATTATTCCCATTTGTTTTAGTGCTGCCAATTTTGCTGCAGCTGTTGTGTCGTTGAAAGCCTCTTGTAAAATTTGCTGTGCTTCCTTACTTTCTGTAGCTGCTTCGGTTGCTGTTTTACCTACTTTTTTGTAAGCTTCTTCTAGTTGGTCTAATTCTGATTTAGTAAGTACTCTGTTTTCTCTAGCAGCACTTGACAAAATATCATTAATTGTGTCTTGTGCTTGTTTTGTTTCGTTAATAATTGAGTCGTAATGTTTGCTTATGTTTTCTTTTTCACGACTATATAATTCTTCATTAATTAAGTTGTTGGCTTTCTTTTGTTCCAATGCTGACATCTCAGCCGCTTTACGTTGTTCTAAACTTTGAACAGTTGCAGCAGTCACATCACTTACACTCTTAATCTGTGCAAGGGCGTAATCAGCCGTGATTCTGCTACCTTCTAAATACTTACTATTTAAACTTGCTAACGAGTTCCCTACTAAGTTAGCTGCTACTTGGACACTCCCGGAAATTTGGTTAACGTCCTCGTCCGATAAACTTAACGCCTCTTTTAGTTGTTTTCTAAAACGCCCGTCAAACTCTAGTTTGTACCATTTACCGTCTTTAAAGTTCTTGTTTATGTTTTCCATAATCTCGGTGTTTGCAGCTTGAACTTTCTTAATCTCACTTTTAACAGCGTCTGAGTTACGTTTAACAGCGTCTCCCATGTGATTAATAGAGTTTCCAGATTGTTCAGCACCTTTAATAACAGCGTCGTACCATTCTTTATACTTACCGTTTGTAAGTTCAATAGCTGCCTCATGGTTTCTACTATGTTTTGTCATTTCACGATATATCGCTGTACCTACACCGACAAATGCAGCACCTATTAACGCAGCACCCGCAACATAAGGGTTAGTTAGTAATGTTGCCATACTTCCTGCTTTCGCCGCTTGTGTTCCGACTCCTGCTATAGATGTTGAGAGTTTAATCATGTCTCCAACCGACTTAGCTGTTGACATCTTACCAACCCACTTAACAAAACTTCCGATAGCTTTCACACCACTACCAATCCCGGTAGTCATTCTACCTAACACAGACATGAACGGTCCGAATCCCAGAGTCGCTAGTTGCACGGCTGTTGGCAGTTTACTAAACCACAACATCATATTTCCTAGTGAGTTTACTAATGGTTTTGAGGCTGTTAAAGCTTGTGCCAACTTAGGTAATAATTGAGATCCCATTTCGATTGCCATTTTCTGAATCTCGTTTTTTGCCATTTTCAATTTACT